ACGCATTGAGCTGGACGGCAACGTCCTGGGCGAGACGGTCTTCAACTCCGGCAGCGAGGGCGCCAACCCGAGCGTCATCGAAATCTCCATCCAATAGCGTCGGAGCCACCATGCAGCCAGCAAAACTCGATCTGCACATTGTGCAGGGCTCGACCCTGCGCGACACCCTGCGGCTGATGCAGCCGCGCTACGAATACCGTCCGATCACTGGCATCAGCGGGTCGCCCCTTCGGCTCACCGTCGATCACGGCTTGCCGGGCAGCTGGCTGGCTTGGGTCGAGGGCGCCAGCAATATGCAGGGCATCAACCGCTCCATCCGCGAGCGCCCGCACCGCGTCACCGTCGTGGATGAATCCACTCTGGAGATCAACGCGCTGTCGGCGTTCGGCCTCAATCCGAGCGGCGGGCAACTGATCTACAAGCCCCCGGTAGACCTGTCTGGCGCCACGGCGCGCATGCAGATTCGCGAGCAGGTCGGCGGCGCTGTGCTGCTCGAGCTGACCACGGAGAACGACGGCCTGGCCATCACTGCCCCGGGCACGATCACCCGCACGCTGAGCGCCACGCAAACCGCCGCGCTGGCGTGGACCGAGGCCGTCTATGACCTCGAAGTCCAGTACCCAGACGGCACCGTTCAGCGCTACCTGCAAGGAGCCGTCACCGTCAGTCGTGAGGTGACCGTATGAGCACCGTAGCGATCTGCGGTGACCCGGAGGTGCTGGTCATTGAGGCTGGCGCCGAATACGCCGTCGGCCTTGAGCCGGACGCCGAGACGGTCGTCGTCATGGCCGGTGAGCAGGGGCCGCCAGGCCGTAATGGGGTTGGCGCAGGCGGCATCTCGTACATCCAGGACCACGAGCCCGTGGGGGCTAGCGAAAGCGAAACCTGGTGGAACCCGCTGACCCTGCAACTGAAGGTCTACCACGAAAACCGATTTGAACCCGTGTCGCCCGATGGCGGCCACTTCTGAGGAGTCACCATGGCTGACACCATCCGCATCAAACGTTCCGACGTAACCGCCGCCCCGTCCAGTCTGGCCGCTGGCGAGCTTGCCTACTCGGAAGCATCCGGGCTGCTGTACTACGGCCGCATCAGCGACGGCACGCCGGTTGCCATCGGCGGCAAAGCGCTCAAGGACAAGCTCGATGGCCTGACTTCGACGGACATCTCGAACTTCACCGCGGCTGTCGAGGCCGTTATTCAGGCGGCGAGCATTGGCGATCTAGCCGACGTGAGCCTGACCGGCGCTGCCAACGGGCAGGTGCTCGTCTACCGCGACGGCTCGTTCGTGATGGAAGCCCCGCCGAGCGGCGTTTCAACCTTCATCGCGCTTACCGATAGCCCTGCCTCCTACACCGGAGCGGGCGGGCGATTCGTAAAGGTCAACGCTGCAGCGAACGCGCTGGAGTTCGTGGACGGAATCGACGGCGGCACATACTGAGGTGACGCATGGCTGACAAGATCCTGCATAAGCGGTCTGGCACGCCGTCGGCCGTACCGTCTGCTGCATCCCTGGAGCTTGGCGAGCTCGCGCTGAATACCGCAGACGGTCGCGCTTTCATGAAGAAGAGCAACGGCTCAGTGGTGGAAATCGGAGCAGCTGGATCGGCGTTCTTCTCGCTGGTTACCGTCGCCGCAACGTCCGCCGGCCAGACATCGTTCGCGATCCCCGGCGGCTACACACCTGGCGCTATCGTTGTGTTCCTCAACGGCTCTTCGCTAGCGCCGGCGCACTACACCGCAACGAACGGCACGGCCGTGGTTCTCGGCAGCGGCACGGGGGTTGTCGTCGGCTCTGAGCTTGTGGTGCTGCGGCTCTCGGCTTTTCAGGTAGCGGATGCGTTGCCGCTGTCTGCGACTGCCGCAGATTCCTTAAAGCTTGGCGGGGTCGACGCTGGTGAGTTCTACAGACGCAGCGACATCCTCGGCACCGTCTCCCAGTCCGGCGGCGTACCCACGGGCGCGATCATCGAGCGCGGCAGTAATGCCAATGGGGAATACGTGCGGTTTGCGGATGGGACGCAGATTTGCACATCACCAGACCTTCCAGTCGACGCAACTACGGCGGCAGGAAGCATCTATCGCGGAGAGGTTGGATGGACCTTTCCTGCTGGGTTCATAGATGTTCCAGATTTCGCAGATTGCGCTGCTATTAACGGTAGCTATACATGGGGGAACTCATCGAAAACAGACAGGACATCTACTCAAACAAAGTTAAGGGTATGTTCGCCTGTCAGCTACCTAGCCGTTAATGCAAGTGGCATAGCAATCGGCCGCTGGTACTAAGGAGCGCCCCATGCACATCACGCTATCCCCCGTCCGCCTGGACGAAACCCTGACCGCCTCCCGCACCGGCGATGTGCTGACCCTCAACGGCGCGGCCTTCGACTTCGGCCCGCTGCCCGAGGACGCCACGCTGCCGGCCGAGGCGATTGATTCACCATGGATCGTCGGACCTGTTTCCCGCATTGACGGCGAGCTGCACCTGACGTTGCGCCTGCCTCATGGACCGAATCCGAGACATGCCGTGGCTTTCCCCGAGCCGATCCACGTTACCGAAGACGGCCCGATCCCGCTGCCGACTGATGAGGCGTTCGCATGAACATCGACTGGAGCGGAATGATCACTGCCGAGCAGCGAGCACAACAGGCGGCGAAGACTCTTTTAGCCAGCCGCATCACTGCGAACATCCACGCCTACAACGCTGCGACCATGGCGCTGACCGCAGACTATCCGCAGCTCGAGAAAGACACCTGGCCGACGCAGAATGATGAGGCCACTGCCTGGGTGGCTGACCCCGTAAACGCGGCAACGCCGTGGATTGACCGGGCGTCGTCTGAGCGCGGCCTCGGGCGTGAGGAGTACATCCGCCGCACGCTGATCAAGGCGCGGCAGTTCAAGGTGATGAGCGCGTTTCTCACTGGCCGGCGCCAGCGCTACGAAGACCAGATCAAGGCTGGAAACGACCCGGTGCTGGATTACGCGCTGACCACCGAAGTGCTGATCGAACTGCAACAGATCACTGAAACCATCATGTCCACGCCGGCTGCTGGCCTGCAGGAGGCGCTTGCATGACTGTTCAGCTCGCGCTTTACAGGGGCAAGGGCCAGATCGGCAACGCGTTCATCCGGCTCTGGACTGGCTCTATCTATTCGCACTGCGAGCTGGTCGTCGACGGCTGGTGTTATTCGTCATCGGTGATGGACAAGGGCGTGCGCCGCAAGCTGGTCGGCGAGGGTGAAGGGCGGATAAGCCTGTCTCCGGATAAGTGGGATCTGATGCCGCTGCCGTGGGTGGACCCACATTCTGTCGTCGAGTACTTCGATGCGACCGACCATCACCGCTACGGCTGGCCGTCACTCATCCTGTCGCAGTTCCTCAACCTGAACCGCGCCGTGAAGGGCGCGCAGTTCTGCTCGGAATGGTGCGCCGCCGCTGCTGGGTTGCCGGCTCCGGCAAGCCTCAACCCGCACACGCTCGGCGAGTGGTGCGTTTACTTAGGGGGTCTCCATGACTTCGCGTAACCTGGCCCGGTGGGGCGCGATCGATCCTGCAACGAAGGCCGACGCCAGTGCGCTTGCCGCGAAGGCCGATGCAAGCGCATTAGCATCCAAGGCGGATGCGTCGGCGCTGGATGCCAAGCAGGACAAGTCGTCGATTATATCGACCGCCACCAGCCGGGCGCTGGCCCTGACTGACGCTTGGAACTACTTGCGCCCCAATACAACCGGAGCCATCACCCTGACCGTTCCGACAAGCGCCGCGGTGGCGTTCGAGATCGGGACAGAAATCACCATCCGCGCCCTCGGCAACGTCACGCTGGCCGCCGCCAGCGGCGTTACCCTCAACGCCCCATCGGGCGGAACGCTCAGCATGACGGCTCGCATGACTGTCACCCTCAAGAAAGTCTTCTCCGACGTCTGGGACGTGATCGGCCAGACGGTGGCAGCATGATGCCCGGTGTGGTGGCAGGGTTCCCGAAGGCGCCTGGCATAGTGCTGACATCGTCCGGTACCGGGTTCGCCAAAAACATAACCGGCGCGCTGACACCGGCATTCGCCAACGTGCAGCCCGGCGCGGCGGCGGTGCAGGGCGCGAGCGGCGAGATACTCGAGCTGAGCTGGACGGCCGGCACGCCGAACGACCCCGGCTACCCTGATCGCGTTACGCTGCAGGTCAACGGCTCGTTCGCCTCGGCGTCGGCCGTGCCGTTCAGCACGCTG